CATTAAGCTACTGGCCCAATGGTCTTTATAATATGTAATAATCTTCTTTTCCTACACCGCAATCAGGACATTGAAAGTCCTCAGATAATGTTTCCCATGCACCTTCTATTTCCTCATCATGTACATGGCCACATACTACACAAATATGTTGTTGATTTTCCATTATAGTTTCTCCATTACTGTTTTATAAGCATTCGCATGGCGCTCTTCTACACGTTTTAAAGCGGCAAATCGTTTTTCTGCTTTTTCTAATACGGCTTGGAATTGTTCAGCGTGTTGTTTTGATTCCACAATTTGATCTTTAATTTCTTTTAACCAATGTTCTTGTTTATCTAAACGAGCATGTATTTCAAATTTTGGATACATCTCTGTATACTCATATGTTTCACCATCAATAGCCATTTGTAAACATTGCTTTGTTGATGGTTTACCAACTAGTAATTCTAAATGGCCCCAAGCATGCAAAATTTCTTGGTCTGCTGTGTGTTCAAAGTGTTTTGCAACATCTTCAAAACCTTCTTCACGAGCAATCTTAGCGAAATAACGATACTTAATATGTGCCATAGATTCGCCAGCCAAAGCACTTTGTAAATTCTCTAATGTAACACTCATAGTTTTCTCCATTACCATTCTCCGTCATCTACCCAAGCTCGAACCGTAAACATTAAAAGTTCTATTACAAAAATGTCTTGAGTCCAAACTTCATTTGTTTTATTAAAAGCACAACTAACTCGCCAATGAAAAGGATTCAATCTTAATGTGATAGTGATTCCTGAATATTTTAAATAGTTTATTATTTTCATTTTAAGACAAACTCCGTAATTTTAGTTTTTAACATATAAGGCATTTCCAAAAATGGCCATTCTAAAACAAATGGACATCCTTCTGAACCCCATTTATCAGTACGTAAAAATTCTTTTACTAGTTCCATATCTTTTTCGTTACTAGGTTTAAATTTACGTTTTTTATTTAAAAGCAATTGTTCAATTTTATTCACTTAATATATTCCATATTATCTTTACGAATGTAATGTGTTCTTTGTAGTTTATTCTCGGAAGGATTGTATTTTACAACCGCAAGAAATAGTTGACCCTCGATCTCTTTGGGTTCCCAATTTGACCAAGTATAATAGATTTCTTCTTGGTGCAGTCGGTTACGCACCTTTTGAATTTTGGGTTTGATAGTAGTTTTCATAATATAATTGTAACACGAAAATGGGGGGCTGTCAAGAGCCCCCTTTATTACTTACCGTTTGGGTAATTCAACTGTTCCCATTCCTCATCGGTAACAGGCCACCAGTTATTCACCTTTTGATTTAACAGTAATTTTCTTTACCGCATCCTGTACTTTGACCATGTTTTCCAACCAGACTTTAAGCATACCATTTGTAATTTCGGCATCCTTAATTTCTACCTTATCTGCAAGAGTAAAGGCACGATTGAAATTACGGTTAGCAATACCTTTGTAGATATAACTATCAGCATCATCGGAACTATCAACTACAGCACCTTTGATTACCAATTTATTACCTTCTAAAGTAACTTCAATATCGGTTTTAGCAAAACCAGCAACTGCCATTTCAATGACATACTTGTTTTCTTTTACTTGTTTGATATTGTACGGAGGATAGCCAGGTGTTACCTTAGCAACGGTTTCAGAAATATCACGGATTTGGTCTAATACATCATCGAAACCGACCGAGAAGGGATCCAAGGATTTGGATAGTGAAGCCCATTGTGGAAATAATAGATTTGTGCTTGTCATGTGTTTCTCCTTATTGATAAGCGAGTTATAAAAGTGTAGACCCCGAAGGCATCTACACTCTTATTTATAACACAAATTTACAGAAAAGTAAATAGTCCTGCGGTAATTAACAACAACATTGCCCAAGTACCAAGTGCAATATAATATGTTTTAAGTGGTGTACCAAAATAACGGTTACCAATCATCACACACTTATGAGTAGGACTCAATAGATAACCAGCATAATCTACTGCAAAGAACCACATAAAATATTCTTGGCCAAATACTTGAGCCATTAATACAGCGATTGCAATAAACTTACCGGAACTACCCATCAGAAAACTTACAACAAATCCAACAAGCGAAATTAAAGTCATGCCTAATAAGGTTTGCGGATCAAAACCCGAACCTTTAATATATGCCATAAAATCGTTGTTATAGGATTTAAAAAAGTTACCTAGAATGATAACAACAGCGACTGTACCTAATACTTCCCAATTTACATAGCTTAAAATCTTTGAAATTTTCCATTGTTGTGTAATGAAAATATAATACAAAGCTAATAAACCAAAAATTAGAAAGACATTGTTTTCACCACCAAGATAAATGTATGTTCCCAAAGCAGCAATCATCGGAAATACATTCCGCATTACTGTACTGAGTTTAAAATTATCCGGCTTAATAACAATTTCTTCATTCTTAACTTGATACCAAATGTACCAAGAAATGAATCCAAAACTAACGAGTAACAATGGTGCAATCATGCCAATGAACGTTGCGTAAGTAAGTCCAAATGCAGCGATAGGAATAACCACCGTTTTCTCCAAAGGTGACCACATATAGTAGTGGTGTGTTGATAGGTAATCAACGATACCCATCTTCTCACGACCTGGTCCGGACTTTGGTGCAACAGTATCCAGTAGGCCTGCCGAAACAGTTACTCTACCTTCAATAGGTAATATACCACCAAATGCACTTAGGATTACAACTACGAACTTATTTGAACGGAAAGTGTTCTTGATATAAGAAAAAACTGGGGCAAAAAGGTTATACTCTTTTGCTAGTCCAGCAGATATCATTATAAAGAATACCATCCACAGGTAACCGAGGCCACCTAATAGTTTGGAAAAATCCATGTTATAACTCCTCATCAAAATAATAAAAAAGCCATAAAACTTCTATGGCTTTATCCAATCACAACACAAACATAAAACTCAATTGCCTGTGTTGCTTACTCTCTTACCAATGTTGTATTTTGGTACGAGATCCCAATCATTTTTTTCCTTGTGAGAAAGTACTTTGATTTGGGACAAAAATATAGGGGCTGGGTTTTCAGCCTTATCACGATTAACAATCTTCACTAAATTCCAATCAGCTAGTAATTTTACAATTGCATTTCTCCGAGATAAATCATTCTCTGATATATCTGTTGGCTTGCCATCGAGGGCAAATAGTTCTTTAAAATGAACGATATAGTATCTTCCTTGTTTATGTAAAATGTGGCAAGATTGATACAATATTCTGTCCTTCTTGGACGCAACACCAATGCGAGTCAAGGTTTCACGAACTTTAAGAAAGTCGTCCTTCTCTGCTAATGTTACTTCTACTAAATCGTTTATTGAAAACATCCTTAAGCTCCACCTTTATTAGTTTTTTCTTTTATTAGAGCGATCTGATTTTTATTTAGTATACGTAGAGCATCTTTGGCCTTCTCATTTGAGTATCCAAAGTACTTTTTTATACATTCCAAATCCTTATCGGTCTCTGATTTCTGCCACGGTTGGAATTCCCGTTTCATAGACCTAATGGTATTTAGTAAGAATGTATATTGTAAATCTACATCCAATGAAGGATAACGGTTCATTTCATTGGCATAGAGTACACAATCAATGTGGTATGATAAGGCACGATTGACTACAAAGGGTTTGTAATCCTTGTAGTCATACTCATCTTGAAAAACACTTTTTTTGGTTTTAAGTATGGATGGAACAATTTCTTTAAATAAATCTGGCATGTTAATATCCAGTCGAAATATATTTCTGAAGCTCTTTTGCTTCAGAATCGGACATTTTTTTGACTGGTATTAAAGCATCTTGTTTGATTGGAATACAAATTCGTGAGTTGCCGAATTTATCTTTCCATGGATAAGATTTGAATTCACTAGGTACCACTCTGTAAATCCATCCATCAGAGTAGTGTCGATATGTTGGATGCGGAACAGAAACAAAATATAAAACATCAACCGATTGGCATTTTCTAAGTTGTGATGTATTAAATGTAAAAGCATTTTCTTTAACAAAAGGAGCTTGAGTTTTAACTTCTACTTTGTATTTCCCATCAACTAACAAATCTTTTTCGGAATCATATTTGTTAATAGAGGTTTCAACACGACAACCTTCCGCACTCAACATATTGATTACAACTTTTTCTCCGCTTAAACCTAACTCATTCATCATTTCGGTTTTAGTCATGGTATTTTCCTTATTTAAAAGTACATTCAACCATAATTTCAGTCAAGCAGGCAACCATATTAATTTCATGGTCGGCCACAAACGCAGCTTGATACTGATATTTGGCAAGAATAACAACCAATTGGGGAACGGATTGAGTTTGTAGTACACCACTTAGAGTATCGTATAGATTACGATATAGTTTGACCGGATCATTGTCCAGGTTTGATGTGACCCATTTACGAGTAGCGGTAAAATCTTTTTCTTTTAACGCAGAAACAAGAGCACCAAGTTGTACGTCAGCAATATTAGAAAGGATGCCAGCATCAATGGCACCAGAAACAGAGTATCGTTGAAGTTCATTGATAACTCTTCGATTGTCTGGAAAATGTTTTGTGACGATAGCCGCAAGAACATCTTTCGTATAAGGAATATTTTCTTGGCTAAGAATCCACTCAACTCGGTTAAAAAAGTCTTTAGCCATTTTTTGTTTAGAACCGTTGAGTTTAAAATCAATAACGGAACAACGAGAGTGGATAGGATCGATGATCCTATTTTTGAAGTTACAGGTGAAAATGAAGGAACAGTTTGAGGAAAACTCTTCAATAGCTCCACGTAAGGCCGGCTGAGTTGAATTAGGATTAAGATAATCAGCCTCATCAATGATAATAACTTTGCGACCACCGGATAAAGAAACTGAAGAAGCA